CCCTTGTTAGAGCGTGGCAGCAATTCTTATGCTGTCAAACGCACTAAGCTTACTATCACGTTTCTCCTGATTATACGTGGTATTGAGTCCCGGCAAGAGTTTGGATTTCCGGAGAGCTTGTTCCTGGTACCCGGCACTCTTCTTGGCAAACTCAGATAGGTGACGGTTTCCAGCGCAGACGAACCGAACAAACTCCTCAAAGAGAGGATGGTCTACACAATTCTCAAGAATCATGAACTGACGAATACAGAACATGTCAGCACTCCAGTCTTTAGGTCTGTGGAAGCGTTCAGGAAAGAGTGAAGAGTTAAGAGCTCTAACAGTGGAGTACACACCACGTACTTCTTTCCCGTCTTGAGTCATGTACCCTCGTTGAAACAGGCGCTGTAAGGATTTTACCTTATCCTTATCATTAGTTGTTTTCTCAGCCTTTATTACCTGTCCAACTTCTTCGCCATAAGCTTCCAGTCTATTGGCAAAGTCCGCGTCATAATCATCCATCCACCAAGACATATCGTCCCCTATAGCGTATAAGCCACCGATACGCTGATGCGGAGAGTATAAATGCTTTCCGTGACTGAAGGATGGATCGTCCTTAAATGTTACGTACCATGAAAAGATCCAGTCAAAGATCGTTTCCACGAAGTTGGTCCAGTTGGATCCAGAGGATACACCGTGCTCTCCGGTAATCATCCGGTCTGGGCCAATGACTAGAGGTATGCTATGCATGTGAAGGAGGGATTCGCGCAGACCTTCACGATAACGCGGTTGAAAGCATAACTCGAGTACGTCTGCTACTTCTTGGGTAGCGTATCGCTGGAAGTGAGCATCCGTGGACGAAAAGTCGGATGCTGCGATAGTTTCACCACACCCATAGTGCTCCGTGATAATGGAACGTACTCGGCTAAAGCCATTCCACGGAGATAAGAACTCAAAGTTCTTGGAGGCTAATGCGGCGTATAAGGGTTGGTAATAAGATCCTTCTACCAGGTTTGCCGACATTGGAAACATCCAAACCAATCTCGTCTTTTGCCGGTAGTTACGGAAGAGCGCGATCGCAGGATAATCACGCCATGCTCCCGACTCTGCATCCGCCACTGATGCTGCCTTTACTTCGGATTTATTCCGGCGAGTAAATAAAGGCCATCCGGAGTTGGATTCTAGTACGTCTCGAGCTCGCATGTCATCGACGACTGATTCGTACGACGCCGGGCGAAGTGCGAAAATCTTGTTGGCAGCAAGAATTTCCCACACTCGTAACTTAGCCGAAGCCCATTCGGGGCTGGAGAATGCCACCGGTTTGCCGTGGTCTTCAAAGCTAGGTGCGACAACCTCGGAGATAAGGTCATCAATCGGAGCGATTTCGCCTTGGGGTCCCCACTTCGAGAGCTGCGAAGTGTCGAACTGGTATACTTCTTGCTCGAATGTTGTCCCTACTTTCAGGGCATCGAGCTTCGCGAGCCAGTTCTTCTGCACGTTTTCTGCTGACTGATCTTCATAAAGCCAAGATCTAGGCGTAGCTGCACGTCCTTCAAGCAATGACCGAAGGTATCGTTGCATGCCGTTGTTGCTTGCAATTATTTCTAATTGCGCTGTTGATAGCTGTGTCATCTTCATGGATAACACTCCTTTC